AACTGTGAGAACCTTTCCAGAGCCGACGTTGACGCCAACGCTCGTGCCTGTGCCGTCCGCTTTGAACAGCGCATCAATGGTATCAAGGTCAGTATTGAGCTTCGTCCCCCAAGTGTCGGCGGATGCGCCAACTTCAGGTTTCGTCAATCCAAGGTTTGTTGTGGTTGTATCAGCCATTTAAGTCCTCACGCAGCTTGCTGCCATATTTCCGCTGTATCAGAAATTGGCGTCCATGTCTTGTTTGTTGTTGATTGCGGTGTCCAAGTTTCTGCAATCGCTTCGACGGGTGTCCAAGTCTCAGATGTATCGCTCACAGGTGTCCACGTTTCCGGCGTTACTGGCTCCGGCTCCCATTTCTTCGTGGCGTTAATCGTGACGCTAGATTGTGCGTTGCAAGTTACAGATGTTGGCGTCTTGCGAACCACAGACACGCTTGTCGATGAGACTGCGTTCGTCGTGATGCTAACAAGGAATACGCCCTGCAATGCCACAGTGACGCTAGAAACAGCGTTAGAGGCGCAAGAGGCGAATTGAACACGGGTTGCTGCCACAGATACGCTGGACGTTGCTGTAGAGGCCACCGCGGCGCTCTGGACGCGGTTAACAGTAACAGAGGCGCTTGATGTGGCGTTACATGTAATCGCAGCGAGATTGATCTTCTGCGCGGTTACAGTCGTCGAGGAAGTTGCTGTATCAGAGACAGCGGCCAGCAGGATGCGTTGCGCGGAGACGGCAGCACTAGACGCGGCATTTACAGTGATAGACGCCTCTTTAGGGTCTATTCCGTAATTACCGCGTCCGTATAGACCGCTGCCGTAGCCAGCCATCTACTTAGTCCAGATTGATGTCGAAGTCGCCCGCAGGAATACGGAGAACGTCGCCGCTTGCAATCGTCTTGCTCGTGGTCAACGCGCCATAGGCCAGAAGGTTCCCACCAGAAACAGCGTCGTAGATTGCAGCATAGGTTACTGTCCCCCATGATGCCGTCGCAGTCGGAAACTCAACCGCCGCCGTGTTGGACGCCTGATTGTTGACAACTGTAAACGCAATCGTTTGACGCGCATAAGAGCCACCAGAGACTTCCGTTCCCGTGCCACCTTCGCCCGGATCAGACGTAAACAGGCCGACATACAAAGTCGCAGGCGCGGTATAGGCCGTTGCGCCGAAAACATGGAGCAGAACCTTGTTTTCAAGATAATTGGAAAAACTCATCCGAATGTCCTCACGCGGGGTTTAAGTTTAGACGAACCGATACGAGCGCGCTCGTCGGCGATGCGCATGTCTTCTGCCAGCTTCTCGTACAGAGAAGTCCAGATGCCGGTGCGTTCATCTTCCTTCAAGTACGGCGCGGACTGAGCCAGCGTTGCGTACAAGTAGATGTCCGGGCTTTCGGTCAGAAGCCAGTTAGTCGGCGCTGCATCAGACAATGCGGGCAGCTTGGCGTAGTAGAGAAGTTCGGCGGTATACGATCCGTCGGGCTGCGGCAGAACTTCAAACTGCTGGCCGACAGTCGTGAAGAACATCGGCTGGCCTGCGGCGCTATAGACTTGGCTGTCTTCTGTAAGCTGTTCCGGCGTGACGTAAACCAGCGGCGTGATTGGGTTTGTGTTCAACTGGAACCGGATCGTTTCTTTCCAGTCAGCAGGAACAGCAAAATACGGCGTATCCATAGTTGCGGTCGCCCGCGTCACCATCTTGCGGTGACGGATTTGGCGGCTCATCTGCGCTTCAGCAAGCGAGATAAAGTTCGGAATAGCAGATGTCAGATCAGACCGATTGAGCCAATCGGCGACTGCGGTCTTCAACTCTGAATACGTCGTAATCGCCATTAAACAGTCCCCGGCCTTGTGCGGAAGTAGCGGTTGTCAGGATCGTTCAACCACTTCTTCATGCGCTCTTGGTCTTTCGTAATACCTTGACGCTCAAGTTCATAATACACTGAAAGCGGGATCGTGCCAACCTTTGTCCACTCACCCCAGCGTTCCGGTGCATCGTTAAATTCTTGCTTATTGCTCTCAATGATCGCCGAGACATCTTGCTCTTTAGAGATGATGGCTTCGTCTTTGTCGGCGTCATAGTTGTAGAAAGTTTTGATGCCTGTGAAGGCGTCATCATTGATAAGGCGTTTTGCCATAAATACCTCATAGTAGATGAGGGGGCACTTGGCCCCCTCACCCATTTAACCTTACGAAGTCGTGAGGTCGGCCACGATACCGTGCGCAGCCTGATTGTTGACCTTCAGACCGTATTCGACAAGGAGGAGAGCCTTCTCGGCATCGCCCGTCTTGGCAAGGTCGATCTTCTGGATCGGACGCAGAACCGCCATCGCGGCGTAATCGGGATCGACGATGAACGCGTCACGGTCACGCTGGAAGCGGTTAGGAACGATGTTGACCGTACCGAAGTCAGACACATAAACGTCGGCAGCGCCGATGATCTGCGCCTGCTGACCAGCCGGAACGTCACGATAGCGCGTGGCGATACCCGTGAACGCAGAGGCAGCCGTCTTGTTGAACGGACCAACCATCAACATCTTAGGCGTGCCACCCGAAGTCCAGACGCTCTGAATGACCGTCTTCAGCAGGGCTTCCGAGAAAGCGCGCTGCGTACCGTCGGTACGAGCAGCCGTCGGGGTCGAGCCAACCGTCGGGTTCGCGCCGCCTGTGCCGAACGACGTGTTCGAAGTCAACCAAGCAGGCAGACCAGCGGTACGACGAGCGGTCGTGGTGTTACCGGCGACAGCAGCTTGGTTAGCAAGCAGTGCGCTTTCCATGTCACGCTTCAGTTCCGAACCCAGCTTGGCAAGCTGATAGGTCATTTCCGAACGACGACCAGCCTTATCGACTGCTTCGAGCGTACCGGAGATCACGACGTTCTTCGTGCTGATCTGCGTGTAGTTACCAACGCGGCTGGTCGGCGTAACAGCAGTGAACGAAGAAATGTCGTCACCTTCGAGCGCGGCGTTAGAAGCCGAGGCAGCAGCCAAAGCGTCCGTCTGCCATTCGAAGTAGGTGTTCTTAACGCTCTCGCGGCCGATGTTCGAAATGAACGGCGTTTCTTCCGGCGAGATGTTATAGATGACGTTCGACAGGTCTTCACGAATACCGATAGCGGAGTACCGGGTAAAAGTATTTGCTACAATAGCCATTAGTTCACATCCTTATTAAATGAGTTTGTCCAACAGGGCCGCCGCATCTGCGATACGGCCAGTACGCGCAAGGCGCTGGGACGCTTTCTTTACATCGGTGGAACGTGTGTTGATCTGAGTACCGGAAGAACCGGGGCGAACGATCCGGGCAACCTTCTTTGGCTGTGCCTTCACTTTCTCCACTTTCTTCTGACCCTTATCAAACATCATAGCTTTGCGAAGGATTGAGACGTGACTGGCCTGAACAAGTGCACTTAGGTCGCGTTCGCTAAACCCGTTATTCAAAGCCCATTCACGAAGTTCCTTAGCTTCGCTCTGCATAACTCCTTCGTCTTTCCATTCAGGAATGACATCAGGAAGTTTGGCGCGTTCTGCCTGAACAAACTCGGACAAAGCCCGTTGTTGATCGTTGGCCGTTTCCTCTGCAACTCGCTTCTGCTCGGCCTCAATCGCTTGAAGTTTTGCAGCGCGCTCTTGATGAGATTTGCGCCAGTGCCGTTCCAACCGCGCCGCCTCAATGGGGTCTTCGTTATAAAGATTGTCCCAATCAGGCTCAGCCTCGGACTGCACCTCAAGTTGTGCTTTAAGCACTGGGAGCAGTTCCGCGTATTGAGCGCGTTCCATACGGATCGCTTCGGCTTCGCTTTGGAACGACTTTCGTTCTTCGGCTAATGCCTGAGTTTTCCGTGTGTAATCCGAGTAACGAGAATAACCTTTCCGAAGTTCGTCAAGGGTGACTTCCAATTCTTTGCCATCATCTTTTACCTTGATGACTAGATCGTCGGGAAGTTCCTGTTCGATGACCTCTTCAGTGTCGTCCTCTTCATCCGGGTCGGACTGTTCGTCTTCATCTTCTTCCGAGTATTCCTCGGCTTCAGTTTCTTCCGCGTCGTCCTGAGCCTCTTCAGGCTCTTGCGCCTCGGCCTCGTCTTGGGTGTCCTCTTCAGGGCCAAGCAGTTGGTCGATGGCTAGTGTTGCTTCGTGGAGGCCGATCCCGGTATAGGGGTTGCCGACTTGTTCCGTCATATAGCACCTTCTTTAGTAAATGTTAACTCCTCGACTTGGCGACTAAGCCGTTATCAAGGATTGCCTGTAGGCGGGCTTTCAAACGCTCAAGTCCTTTGAGCGTGTGAAACATGTTAGAGCGCGCTTCATGGTCGGCCGGGGCTGACATGCGCCACTCTTCAAAGATGTCTCTCTCCACTTCAGCAAATGCCTCCTTGAGAAGTTCATCCTCAAGGAGACGCTTGGCATGGTTAGCTTTTGTGATAGGGTCCATTAGATCAACGGTTCGTAACGTGGGTTAACCATTGCGCCTGCCGGGCCAGTTGTAGTGGGAGCCACTACATTAGACTGCGGCGCGAAGAACAACGCTTCCGGCCCGAAGCCGTACCGCTCATAGTCGGCAATGGCCGGGTTCAGTTGTCGGCTTGGGCCTGTGGGCAAACCGCCAGCGCCCATGCCCGGTCCGAACGGCGAGACATACGGCTCTGCCGTACCTGTGTCGCTTCCGCCACCGAACAACCCTGCCCCTGCGCTGCCAACCAAAGAGGCAAGCGTAAGGTAATCTGTCAGGCCCATGTTGGCTGTGAGCCGGTCCAGTAGGCTCTTTTGTTCTGGCCCCATCGCAACGTCTTTAAGCAATGTCTCAGTTGGCGTAAACTTTTCAAGTGGAGCCACATCTGGGATTAATGGCGTAACAACTGGGATTTGTGCCCCTGTCGGCGCAGTTGCAACGATCTCTGGCCCGGCCTCTAAGGGCTGTTCTGTTTGCGCGGGCTGAGTAACTTGTGCTGGCGGTGTGACAAGGCTTGGCGCAACATTAGCCGCCGCCGAACCAACTGCGCTACCCACCGCACTCGGTGCAGCTTCTCTAATTGCTGTCGCTAATATATCCCCCGCAATGCTTGGGGCGACAGCTTGAGCCGCAGTGCTAAGACCCGCCGACGCTACATTTTGAGCAGCGGTGGCAGCAATGTCGTCCAGCAGTGAGGGCAGGTTTGATAAAGCATCCCCCGCAAGTGACGTGGTTGGAGCAACAACGCCTTCTGTTGGGACAGCGCGGCCGAGTATTTGGCCTCCAAGGGCTGAACCTCCGGCGGATAAACCGGCTCGAAGTAACGTCTCCCCGATGCCGCGTCCTTGCGCAACGCTAGACGCGGTTGAGCCAAGAGCCGCGCCAAGAACGGGGCCGACACCGGGAATGAAACTTGCAGCAATCGGAAGCGCCACATCAGCAATCTTGCCGAGAATGTTCTTGTTCACCTTCTCGTTGGCAACGTCGTAAAAATACGTCTGAGGTTCGCCAGTGTCGGTAATCGCCCGTTCACCCGTCTGGATTGTCCAACCAGCTTTATTGCCCAACGTATCGCTTAGGTTCTGACCAATCGCCACAGCTTGACGCGCAGCTTCTGGGCCGACGCCACTGAACAAGACTTGGCCGCTCTTATCGACGATGCGAACATCTTGGTCGGGTTTAACCCGGAAGGTGTTGTCCTGCAAAATGCCAGTGGGATTGCCTTTGTTAGACACCGCCGACGTAATCAACTCGCCGACAGGCATCATAAAACCACGATCAATTCCACGATCAAATGCGGGTGTATCACCAAATGGCATTACATCATTCCTTCTGGCGGAAGTTCGGGCTGCGGCTGCATTTCCTGCATCGGCATTTGTGCTTGCTGGACTGCCTGCGCCATCTGTGCGTTCTGCGCAGCCTGCGCAGCTTGCACTGCCGCACGATCCATCTCGCCTTGCTGGCGCAGGAACTCACGGTCACGCTGCATCAAGGCTTCGATGTTGGCCGTGTTGACTTGTGCACCATACTTGGCTTCAATCTCGGCTGCCTTAATCATAAGATCGGCGTCGAGTTTGTCACGCTCACGGTCGTCCTTGCGCAGCATCTCTTCACGCTGCAACTCAAGTTCGGCTGCCTTCTTCTGGATGTCAGCGCGGATCGCTTCCATCTGCACCTGAGACAACATCTCTTCAGGCGTTGGCTGCGGCGGTGCGGGCGGAGGCGGAGGCGGCATCATGGCCGGGTCGTTGAAGAATACGGTCGGGTCTTTGTAACCGGCAAGCGCCATCATCTGGGCCAGCGTATTGTAGTAGCCCTGCATGTTCACCAACGGAGCGCCCATCTGCATAAGCATCTCTTGCTTGGCAGCGACTTGGCCCAAGAACGCCATCTTCTCTTCGTTGCTGCCAACGCCAAGTGCGACGTTCACGACAACATCCATCGTCGTGTCCCACACACGTGGGTCAATCGGCACGAACTTGTTGTTTAGACGCACCATGCGGGCAGCGTCTTGGTTCTTGGCAATAAGTTGCAGCGACTTCTTGAACAGACCCTTCATACCTGTTTCAGCGAAGATACGGCAAATCAGTTCAATGTGCTGAGCCGCAGCCGAGATTGTGGCCGCAACAGCGGCGCGGGTCGAAGACTGAAGCGCGTTTGCATCCAGACCGGCCGCAGCTTTAGAGATACCCGTGCGGTTCTCACGAATTTCGTCCATATACTGCAACATCGGGAAGGCTTGCTGCCCGACGAACGGAATGGTGAACGGCTGCACCATACCCGGTGCGCGCATACGGACGATACCGCCAACTTCGGTGTTCATCACATCTTCAAGATTGACTTGGCCTTCGACAACGCCCGTGCGTGGGTGGATCGACTGAGCCAAGCTGTCCAACGTGTTACGCAGGATGTTCGACTTGATAAGCTGAATGTCCATCGTCACGTCGGCCACAGACATACCGAAGAATGTGTGCGGCTCTGGATCGGGGCAGAAGTCTACGAACGGAATAAAGTCGCAGGCTTCATAGTGAAGTATCTTATTGGCCGAGCCAGCAACGCAGACGCGGCAAAGTTCGGCAATGCCGTCGCCATCCATGTCAACGTAGACATAGCATTCCATGTAGAGGACTTTGCGCGACGGAATATCCGTCCGGCCTGTGATCTGTACGGTTGCTTGCGGATTACGGTCGAAAGTTTCTTCGTTACCGCCAAAGTCATCTTGCGTTTCGAAGCCAAGGTTTTCGACTTCATCCCACTCGTAGCCCATCTTCATAAGATCGGACACGGTGACATAGCGGCGATGCGCGACAAACTCGGCCGTCTCGATAGAACGCGCACGACGGTCGATAAGAAACTCTTCCGGCGGGACGGACTGGACACGCAAGCGGCCCTTCTCGACCGTGCGGACAACCGTGCATTCATAGGTCGCGGGCTGCGTCTGGCCCATCATGCCCATCGGCGTTTCGG